ATAGAAAACCCACCCCCTTTATATCACACCCCCTTTAAATCTCTAACAAAAATTTAAAACAAAAAAGCACAACAAAGCTACAAAGTTTATTTTTGTAACGATTGCTATGCTATACTATCATACTATATACACTAGTACTATACTACTACTATACTATTCTTCTTTATCTCCTCCCTCTATTTCTTCTTTCTTATTAGTTAAGAACTTATACAGATGACTAACTACTACTGTTAAGTATACAGTTCCAATGAGTGTTATTAGTTCATCACTAATCATACCTTTAAAGACTGTCATACCTGCAACATAAACAGATAGGACAATTAACTCTACTGCTATACGTTTTCTAACACTAGGTTTTAGAGTACTTGTGTCTATAAACTCTAGTGCCAAACTAAGTAACTGCATAAATACAACTAAACCTATTGCTTTCAACGTTTCAATCATCATCTTTCTTTCTCCTTTATTATTAGTTTTCTAATTGATATGTTTGTAGTTCTCCAGTATATACATAACCACCAAAAACGTTCCACATTTGAGTGTTTAGATTATCGTACATATTAGAGTGAACTTTTCTGTTCTGACTTCTACTATAATCTCCGTCAGGTTGTTCAAACACTTGTAAGTGTAGTCCTTTAGCTTTACATTCTAATAAGTAATTACCTCCTCTTTCTGTTGTAGGGTTCATTAGTATGCTATTATCAAAAGTGCAATTGCTTGGTACTTTGATATAATACTCTTTAACTGGGTTTAATATTTGAGCAAAGTTTTCAACCTCACATCTAATTGTGTAACTCTGTTCAACAGGGTTAAAATCAACAGTTTCAAAACCTGAATGGATATTGACTTTATAAGCACAACAGAAGTCATACTCTTCGCTATAATAGAAACCAAAGTTAGGATAAATTTCTCTGTGTCCTTTGTCCATTTGGTACTGTGTATACTTGTATCTGTCAGCTTCTGAAAGTTGGAATGGTTTAGGTCCTTCGCCCTCTGTGATTTGGATATTCTTTACATGCCATTCACTACCTGCATTCATTCTAAAGCGAAAAGTTTTAGATGTTGGAAACGTTGAAGCAGTAGTAAAAGAAATATAATGCAATTCCCAACCGTCTGTGACTGCTTTATCACTCCAGTTATAAGCTAAGTCCGTACCTAGTTTTATACCTGTTTCTCCGTCTATTGTAACGTCTTTAGTATTATCTGCTAAGATACTACCACCAGCACCAAAATAAGTAAGCATATCGCCTTTTATTTTTCTAGCGTTGAATTGCCAAGTGTATCTTGTGTTTGGTTTCAGTTCTACTTCTCTTTCAAACTGATTTGAAATAATGTCAGCAATACCTGTGGCATTTGCGAACTTGAAATAAGTCATTTGAGGGTATAAGTCACTTTTACGTTCTACGGTGCTTTGACCTCCAAAAGCATAAAAAGCCCAAGTTTTATACCAGTTATCATTATACACCTCACTAGGTAAAATCTCTCCACCTCTAAACAAGTTATTTACACCGTTGTTTGGTGGTGTTGGAATGATTATTTGCTCTTTGAACATGTTCCAATAATTCTTCTTGTCTACTTGTATTTCTAACTTATGGCGACCTACTCCGATTAAGTCTAAAGGGTTTAATACATCTACTTTTCTTCCGTTTAAATAACTATCCATTTTTCAAACCTCTCAAACCGTAACCGCTGATAATAAAGTCATCTGCACCGATGTCTAAAGAATACTGCGGTTGTCTATAATTATAATTTGCATTAGGTTGTGAATTTCGCCAACCTGTGACATCTTTGTCTTTTGTACATTTAGCTAAAGCACCATTTAAAACGGTTGTAATTGCTTTAGTTTTAGGGTTTATAATCATTTCAGTCTTTGAAACGTTCCACTTACTTGTTATTTCGCTTTCAGCTTGCATGTATGGAGTAGCTTTATCCCCCTCTTCTACTTTAGGTTTTTTAAGGTTAATTTCTGAACCAGTCGTAAGACACCGCAAGAAAAACTCAACATTTTTTACTGGAATAGTATCAGAACTTGTTACTGTGAAACTATAAAACTTCCAATCATTAGTGAGGGTAAAATCTCTAACGATATTTGGAGGAGTAGTCCATTTATCATAAGCAGTAACTGTATGTACTCCAGTACCTTTAGCCCAAAAGCTAAAAGTATATTTTGAATTAGGAAGTATATTGGCATTAATAAAATCTGGTGGTGGAGTAGTACTCCAATCAGGTTTTAAATAACAATCTAACCAATACTGATTATCAGCTGTGGAAACAAATTTTAAATAAGTATCGTTTCCGTCTTTCAGCACTGTACTATAAGGGGACGCTATACTAGTTTTTTGATTAATTCCTAATAAATCTTTATTTTTAAACTCTTTAGTGTCAGTCAACAAATTAAAATTAGCGTCAAAACTATTAAGACGACTAATAGAAACGTTACACAACCATTTTACACGGTATATCTTCATTTCTACATCAATATACCCTTGAGCGTACACATCTCCCTCTTTGACACTTTGTAAGGGGTCAGCATAATAAAACAGACAGAAGTCCATTTCTTCGTCATAATATAGACCGTTATAGGTGTATTTGTTACTGAAAAATTCAATATATTGCTTTTTATTCATAGCAACACTTATTGTGTCCTTACTAGGGTTAATAAGCTCAATAGGGTTATGAATTAGTAGCTCTTCAAAGTTTAACCATGAAAACATTTACTCGTATATCCTTTCTAATTTGCATAGTCCTGTCATAAAGTCCATTTCATAAGGAACACAAGGACCATAAGACTGATTTTGTGGGTTTTCGTCTTTAATTCCCCACCATTGGTAACGTGTATTGTACAAGTTCGTGAACATTTGAGGGTTGTACTTAACTTCATCGTACTGCACTTTAGGAGTGAACTCGTCATAATCTAACCAGTTAGGGCGAATGTTTTGAAGCATTTCAGCGTTAGTTTTGTCTGTGAAAACTATATGCCCATTCATAGCACCGTCCTTTGGTACAATGGTCCAAGCCTTTAATAGTGCCGTGTCACTTGCTGGTATGGTGTATTCTACCGAACGTTCCCATGCTGATTTGGTAGGGTTGTACTTATAAAGCCATGCTCTTCTTTGCTTGTCATTGATGAATAAAACACGGTCTGGTATTGCCTTAGTACGCTTGTTGTCATAACCTCTGAACCAGTCCTCACTCATGTGGTCTGTTGCTAGATATTTTTGGAACAGAGAAACATTCCAACCGATTGAAATACCCTTGATTGCTTTGAGGTTCGTTTCTGTGTCTACCATTCTAACCCTCCAAGGTCGCATAATTAGTCCGTTTGGTAGTCCGTTTGTAGTCATCCAGTCATTCATACCGCTATAACTTGGCTCTCCAAACACTTGCGGAGGTGTTACACCAACCCTCGAACGCATAACTTTAACTTCTTTGTTAGAATCTTCGTTCACATAGTAAGAACCTAAAGAGTAACCAACGTTTAAAATTGCTGAACGTGGTATTTCATCAACTCTATAACCTTGGCTTGCTTGTTGATAGTGGTAACCCTCTATACATACGTTAGCCATTTCGCCTGCTACTGGGTCAATTGCCGTGTTTTGGTCTACTACATACAACGGTTCTTGTATTGTTGCCCAATCGTTCCCAACGCTATCAAAAGCCTGTCTGTCGTCTTGAAACTGTTCAGGGTATAAAGTGTTCCCTGTCATGTCAAACACGCTCTTAGAACCGTTTAAAACGTGAAAATTAACTGTTCTACCACTTGCGTTTGTATACGTATCAGAATCAATTCCAATCAATACACGTTGATTAAGAGGACGACAATAGCACCATACCGCATTTTGTTTTGTATCTCCTCCAAATAGCTCATAGCTTTCATCGTTTAATTGTCCGCCCCAAACGTAATCTTTAAAATCGTTACTATCTGTTTCAGAATAGCCTGTGTATACTGGTCTTGAATCTGCCGTGTCTTGGCTTTTGAAATAGTTATACTCTTCTTCTGTTGTAACGTATGGTGTTACCTTGTCCATTTCAATCTTAGGGAAAAACAAGCCGATTTGTTCTTCTTGTCCTGTGCTATCTAGTTCAACCCTCAAACCTAACTTTTCAGCCGTTTCTGTATTTTGTAGCGTAACTAATTCACTAACAAAAATATATTGCCAAGGTTCAACTGTATAAGTACCCACAGAAGCCACAGAATTGCCGTATAAGAGTTTTAAATGAAAGTCTAAGGGTTTTCTACCAAAATTAGTTAAACGCATTGAAACACCCATTTTTTTGCCTTGTGTGAGGTTAGGCTTTACTGGTAATTTTTCCCAATGTGTCCAATAATTCCACCCCCATGTTCCACTAGCGTTTTTAGGGTTGTAAATTCTAATTCCTAAGCTATAAGGTCTATGCCAATCACTAGGGAACTGGCTAGTTCTGTCTACTTCGCTTAAATCGTTTAGTTTGTAGTAATAACCAACGTCAAATTTGTCTGGGTCCTCTGATGTATCGCCCTTTAAAAATCTAAGGTTAGAACGTGTCAACAAGTTCCATTGTGGCAACTCTCTACAAAAGTCTAGCCCTGTTTTTTCATTCCAAGTATATGCCTTATTCAATCGCCAAGCCCTCCACTAAGTCCACTAGTTCCTTTTCTGTGCTTACTTCGTCCACTTTTTGTTGTTTGAGTTTTACATTTGCGTCAATATAAACTCCCTCAATCTCCATTAATTTCAACAATGCCGAACGGTCTGGCAGTTTGTTGACTTCTGTAACTGTTCGCCCTGTTTCTGTCTTTCGTCCGTTTGCGTTGTTTTTGTATTGGATAACTGTCTTTGTTTCTTTACCTCCAAAAGCTAGGGTCTTTAATGCTTCTAGCATTTTTTTATTTTCTTCTTCTGTCATAGCCATTAAATAAAATAGTCCTCACTTTCTTCACTTTCTAAGAACCACCACATCAAATTAATTAAAGCGTCAGCCAAATCAATCTTATCTGTATAGCCCTTTTTAATAATACGCATTAGCCCAAAATCGTTTATTTTCGTTTCTGCGTTCATTAAATGCACCGCTAGTAATTTACTATCAAAATGTATTTTACCCTCTTCCATTAGCTTCTGTGTGGCTTCTAGGGTATTAGATAGCTTGAAACTGTTCTGCATTACTTTGTTATAAAATTCAATGTCATAAGTTTGTTCAAATTTATCAATGAAATTCTTGGCATAGTTAGGGTCATAATTCAACGCAATTGGAACACTACCATTCATAGCACTCATAAAAGCGTCCCATGCTTCATCTGACATGTTATTTATGCCCTCGTGTGTTATTGTTTCCCCTAAGTGTTTAAATTTATCTTCTGCACTCTCTGGCATGATAGGGATAGCTTTAAAATAATAGTGTCCGTTTTCTCTGTAACCTATCACAGTACCCCAAACATCGCCACGTACTGAAAAATCTGAACCAATAGCAACTAAACGACCCTCAAAGTCTAATGGCGGTACTAGACACTTATCTACAATTTGTTTTGTAAAGATTGTAGTGCTGTCAGTCATTGATAAATTGAAGCGTTTAGTGATAATTTTAGCCATTTTTACAGGGTTACCAATTGCCCCTATAAAGTCCTTTTGAATGTCCTCAAGGCTTAAAGTGTAGCCTAAAGCTGGGTTTGCCTTGATGTACTTAGAACTGTCTTTTACTTCGTCGTAATCGTCTAAAGCATAATAGAAAACCCAATGACTGAAATCATCATCTTTTACCCATTCTTTCCAACTTTCAAGCTCATCATCATAAGCACCGCCACGAATAACGTTGTTTGTAGTTGAAATAAAAAGCGTACCCTTATTTTTTCTTAGCCCCTGTCTAATAGTGATAAGAGGGTTCTTTTTAAACGCACCAAACTCATCTATTATAACTAATTGTTCACGTCCACCGTCTAGCGTGTCCTCGTTACTAGCATAGATAGAAATCTCTGTGCCTTTGCTTTTTAGAATTGAGTTATCTTTTACGATGATTTGCTCTTTATTCAGCTTGAATTGATTTTTAAACTTATTAATGATAGTGCCTTGACAGTTTCCCATAGCTCTAAAGTGCTTCATCAATATTTTTTCTGCTTGGTCTTTTTTAGTAGCCATTAAAGCGATGACGCTATTAGGCTTAGGAAATAAAAAGAGTTCAATTAAGGCTATCATTACATCAAGAATAGATTTGGCATTTGAACGTCCTACAATAACAACAAATTCATCAATTTGGTAAGGAGTGCAATACATCAAAGTAAGCACCGCCTTGTGATATGGTATGATTTTAAAACGTTCGTTATTAGGCAAAGTCATAAACTCCTCAATGAAATTAAAGATTTTATTTGCCTTGTCGTAGTCTATTTCATGTTCGATTTTAGCCACTTTTTTCTTTAGTAGCTTAATCATTTCGCCATTATCCTTGCTTTGTCCTATCCAGTCTTGAATTAAACTCATTTTTTATATCTCCTTACATTAAGCCCTCCGCTAAAATTCTAGCATAGTCTATTAAATCTCCGCTTCGTTCCATTCCTTGGTGGCATTTATGGCAAAGAACTTCGGTAGGTACATTTATCACTTCTTTATAAAAGTCGTTGACCTCTAACATGTCGTTTTGCCATTGTAGTGGTATAACGTGATGACATATTAAGTGTTCTGTACTCCAACATCTTTCACAATGCCCTACCCTGTTCTTTTCTTCACGTGCCTTTTTTATCCACCTAGGGTCATTATATAACTTGCTTTTAGTATAAATCAACGCTTGTTTAGTTTTACCCCATTTCTTTCTAGTTTGTTATAAATTTCGTTCGCAATTCTACGACCGTCTGCACTAGATTGTACGTAAATTTTTATGTCTTGTTGTGAATTGTCTTGTGTTCCAATGCTTGGTGTTGCCGTTGTTCCTTTTGTTGCTCGTGCATAAGGTTGGACCGCATTAACTGCTCTGCTTATTGCTTCTCTACCACCTGCAAAGAATTGTAAGTCTAATGGTAACTGTCCATTTCTTGAACCTAGAATTTTTTGACCTAGTGAGGTGGGTTCTTTAATTCCAAGAGGGTCAATATTACTTGTTAGCCAATGAAAATCACTAAAGATATCGCCCCATGTACTGTTCTTTCTGAACCCTAATGCTTTACCAAGTAAACCAGTATTACCCCCAACGCTACGTGAAAGGTTCAATGCACTTTGGACAGCACTATAAGCGTTATTTGCCCAATTGTACAAATCTCTTAATGAACTAACGGCTGAACTAACTTTACCTAAGAAATTACCAATAGAAGTGTAATTGATTTTATTGAAAAAGTTTTCTACTGCTCGTTTTGCGTCATTAACTGCGTCTTTCATTTCATCTTGTGAAACTTTACCGTCTTTGTTCTTGTCAATGATTTGTGTTAATGCACCAACTGCTTTACCTGCCATTTGACCTAACTGACTACCGATAGTACTTGCCATTGTTGTGGCATTGTTTCCTAAGTTACCCATGTCAATGCCTGTATCTCCTAAGCCTTTACGGAAACCGTCCAAAGCACTTGTATTGAAACCGTTAGAAATCATTTCTCTAATTTGTCCCCATGTACTAGGTCCAGAAGCAACTAATTCATTCCCTTTCTGTTGAAACAGTTCTAAAGCTCGGTTCATTACATCTGTACCGATTGCACCATTTTCCATAGCTTGCTTGAACTCTCCCATACCTATGCTAGTATGATTAATTTCGTTGTACGCTTGGATAAGCATATCACGGAACTGTGCACCCAAAGCTGATTGCATGATTTGGTTGAAGTCTTGAGCGTGTAAAACTCCTGAACCTAATGCTTGAGCTAAACCATAAGAGAATTGTTTCTGTGTGTCCATTGATAGACCTAGACTATCCCCTACGGCATTAATTGAATTAACAATTTTAAATGCTTGGTCGCCTGTTAGACTAGTATAACCTGAAATGGTAGACCCTAACTCGTTCAGGTCATTACGTTGTGATTTTAGCAGTTCACTTCCTGAATCAATGTATGAATTGAAACGTTTGTAACCCTCTGCACCGTCTGCCAAAGTAGCTGATAAGCTCTTTTGTGCTTGAATTTGACGGTCATAAGTAGTCATCAAGTTATTAGCAAAACCACCAATATAACCAGTAGCAGTTGAAATCGCACCAGTAACAAGCCCAATTCCTGCATTAACTCCACTCACTACGTTCCCAATTTTAGAGAAAGTTGAAAGCATGTTAGAACCGTAACTTTTGACGCTATCAAACGCACCTGATAAGCTGAACCCCTTACTTGAACCTACTTTGGCTAGCTCTGTGCTTAATCTAGTCGCTTGCGTTTGTGCTTTGACTAACTGGCTTTCTAATGCCTGTACTTGTTTTTGTGTAGCACCTGACATCTTTGCGTTTGCAAGTGCCTTTGTTAAATTATCTACGTTCTGTTTAGCAAGGTTTAAAGCTCTTTGTGTTTCTTTAATACCTTTGTCTTTCATAGTCACAGAACCTGTTATTTGAGCGTTTTTGTTCGTTTCTCTAGCTAGGCGACCGATATTATTAATTTCTCTTTGTGCTTCCCTAGCACTACTTAAAACACCCTTAGTATCCAGTTCTGCCTGAATGACATATTTTTCTTTAGCCATTGTTTGTTATACTCCTTAATTTACGCTTAATCATTTTAGTTTTATCGTCCATTTCGTGAGTGGCTTTAACTAGTGTTTGTCCGTATCTTTGGTGTAAGTGGCGGTCATGAAGCAAGACATTGAGCATTCTCCAACTTTCATCTTTAGCTTTAAAACCGTTAATAATACCAATGTTACCACTTTTAAGCGAACCGTATGACCTAGTAACTTGTTTGGTAATTTTCTTTGTGTCAAATTTAGCACGATATCCTGAAAAGTCGCCACCTAATGAACTTTTATAACTGCGTTTTACTGTATTCTGATTAGAGTTAAAAGCGTCAGCCATTTCTAACCAGACTTTTTTAAGTTGTTTCTCTGTGAACTTTTCTAGTCCTGTGACTTGCTTGGTGGTTGCCATAATTTTACCTCCACATGCTCTGCTTTGTTTAACTCTTCTGCGGTTGTTTTCTTCTTCTCTTTAGGTGTCAACGTTGAAATTAGTTTTAGTGTCCACCCTAAAGGTCTATGACTATATACTTCATAAGGAACTCTAAAAGCCGTCATAGCACTAACAATCGCAAGTGTTGTAATTCTTGCGTCGTCCCTTATTTCTTCTCTGCTAGTGCTATTGCTTTTTTTGTTTCGTCTACCAGTTGTTCCATAAGTTCAGCAACAGTAACAGGCAACAAACCACCAATTAAAGCCCCTAGAATTTCATCAAGTGTATATTTTGGCGAACAAGCCCAAAAGAACAATGCCAAACTGTGATAATCTCGTTCGTTCAAATCTCCAAAGTAAATGCCATTATCTTCCATGCGTTCTAATGCTTTAAAGTCAAATTTAAAATCTTCTTTCTTCATTTTTCTATTCTCCTAATAAATTAAAATAAAAGAGTGGGAACTATTAATTCCAAGCCCTCCACTCTTAAAAATTACGCTTTGATGTCAGTAGCTGTGAGCGGTTTGAGGTCTGTGAACAACTTTTTAAATGCCAATGCTTTGCCACTTGTTCCAGTTGCTAGTTCTGTATCAGACACTTTAAATTTTACAAACAAGCGTTTCTTATCCCCTAGTGTAAAATCTCCAGTTGTAACAGTTGCCTCGTGTTCGTACTCTTTACCTGTTGGACTTTCTTCGTCAGCTTCTGCCGTGTCGCTTGGTGTGGTAGCCTGAACACTTGGATAGAATGTTGCTTTGTAACCTGCTCCGTCATCATCACGATAACGTTCAGCATAAGCAAAACCATAAGGCTTATAATTTGCTACGTCATCAGTCAAGAACCCTTGAACACTTCCAAACCCTAAAGCGTGAGTTGCAAAGTCATCAGGCAAGTCATAAGACTTAACTTTAATTTGTGTATCTTTAGCACCTGCGATTGTACGATAAGGAGCGTTAAAACCTGCATAGAAGTTTTTGTTTTCTTGTTTGCTATCTGTTTCAATACCACGCAAGCCTGCGATTGGAATACCTGTTTTTGACCCTGTAAGGTCTGTGAATACTACCCCATACCCTAGACCGTGGGTTAATTCATTTTTTGATATATATGCCATTTATTTTTATCCTCCTACTACTTCCAAACTTTAATAGCACCGTCTTTGAGGAAACCACCACAAACGGTAATAGTACCATATACTTGTACTTTATTATGACGGACGTCTTTAGTCACATTAAATTCTGGTACCAAGTCCCCTGCTAGAATGCCCTTATAAGGGTTAATAAGCACCTTATCAAAAGTGTTATCCCCTCCGTCATTATAGTGCTTAAAGCTCAAAGTTTCAATTTTTGTAACTCCATTAACAACTGGTGTGAAATCATTTTCTTTTACAAAAAGAACATCGTCGCCTGATTGTGAAAACTTATCTGCACTTGCTTTCTGTTTAACCGCCCCAACGATTGAACTTGAAGCGATTGAAGAATGAACTCCGCCCCAAATTAAATGGCTTTCGATTGTTTGATATAAAGTATATAGTACTGTATTCAATGCACTTTGTACACCGTCAGCAGTTAAATTTCCTGAATCAGAAAGATTAATACCAAAACCAAAGCCACGAGGTGTGAGAATTTTATAACTCGTTTCAGTTACATCTAATACGCTACCAGTTTGTCCTTGCTCTTTAGCTTCAGGAAAACCTGTTAAATCGACCGACTGCAACAAATCTTCCCCAACTTTAGGGATACGTGACAAGAGAGGGAACTTATCGCCAATGTCCCCCCCATTTATCACATTCTTGATTTGTTGAGCATAACGGTCTGTAATATTAAATTCAGCCATTATTTACTCCCTTTCTTATTTTTTACCTCTTTAAACTCCTAGTCCACTAGCCTTTTTTTTTAGGTATGCTGAACGGTTTTTACCACGGATAGAACCACCTACAAGAGTTTCAGAAAGCCATTGTTCAACGTTATAACGTAAGTCAAAGTCGTTGTGGTTTTCTACATTCAAATCTCCGATAAGAACGTACTCATCGTGATTGTAAACTGCTACTTCGTCTTTAGGCATCCAGACACGTGTTTCAAGATTAACAGCCCCAAACGATTGAGCAATTTGAGCCTTTGTCGCAAGTTCGTTGAATCGTGAGTGTCCGTCTGTTCCTTTAGCCTTACGCAACTCTGCAAAAGTTTGTGGACTCATAACAATTGTGATTGCGTCAGAAATTGAGCATTCAGCAACTGCGTCAGTAATGCCCTCGAACAAATCAGTATATTCAATTTGTTTTGTCCAACCGTCTGTGGCAGTTTTCAAACCATAGAAACCGTTAGAACCGTCAGCAGAACCAAGAATCATGTTGTATTCCACTTTTTGAATAACACGGTTTACCATTTCAGACATTACATATTCAGATAATGCACCTGAATCATTTACACCTCGAACAGTTGCTTTATCCATTTGTAGGTATGCTTCTGCCATTTGTGGACGTAGTGAACGTTTAGTAGCCGTTTGAGCTTTATTTTTGTCTGTACCTGCTTTGAAAGTACCAGAGATAAATGTATCATCTACACCGTCCTCTGCAAGTGTCAAACCTTGGAAGCGTGCTTTCATAGCACCGTCATAGATACCTGACTTGCGAGCATATTTAGATGTGATAGACCCTAGAGAGTTTACAACATTCAAATCTGCACCATTAGCAAATTCACGCAAGAAACCTTGTTCTGGCATTTCAGCCATTTTGTCCCCAAGTTCACGCATAAATTTACGCTCTGCGTCTTGAGGTTTTTCGCTAGGAATCAACGCTTCACGTTCCTTTTTGAGTTCTTCACGTTCTTTATTAAGTTCTTCTACTTTAGCTTCAAGTTCTCGAACTTTTACACCTGCTTCAATTGCTTGCTTCATGATTTCTTGTGTTTCGTTTGCACCCATTTGTTTTTGTTCTCCTTTTTCTTCTTCTCGTACTTTTGTCACTTTAGCACCTTTATTACTTGGTAACGGAGTTAGTGACACCTCCGTAATTGTAACATCTTTGTAATAGCCTACTCCGTCAATTTCACGAGCTTTTACACCGTTAGCATTAAAACCAACTGAAAGCCCTGTTTCCTCAATCTTTTCGGCTGTGTACTGCTCTTCGTCAACGTAACCTGTTAGAATTACATTGTCCCCCTCAAGATGTACGAACCCTGACCCAATCTTTTCTCTATGACGGTTTAAGATATCTACTCCGTCCCCTGCGTTAGCAATGGACTCGATAACAGTACCGTGTGAATCAATTGTTCCCAACGGGTTCGCTATCCCTCGAACTGCTTTTACTTTCAATATTTCCTCCCTTTGCCGTTGTTGATATATAAGCCACAAAATTTTCTTGATTGAAAATAATGTTCTTATCGTGTTGTTTTAATAGTGGTAACACTTTTTGAATTGCGAAAGCGATAATAGTAACTTCATTACTTTGTCCGTAAAGCAATTCTCTTGGCATTCCGTACTCACTCAAAGCAATTTCAATTGCAAGGTTTGCGTCATTTTGTAGTGAACCGCTATAATCTGGCTGAATCTGTTTGATGTCGTCATCTGAACCAATAACTGATACACCATTAAATTCTCTGGCAAGTTGTTGTTGTTGTGTCAGACGTTCTCTAATTCTGTCCCAAACTTCTTTAAGACCACTAGAAACTTTAGTTTTCCAATAGATTTTGATTTGAGCTTGAGAATCAAGACGTCTACCAATTCCATTACTAGCCATTCCAAACATTACCCCAAACCGTTGAGGGTTAGCACCATAGAAAGGGTTTAATAACATTTCATAGTCGTTTGTTCTAATAGTGACCTGTCTGCGATTTGGTTCTCTAACTAAAATGTTAAACTGGTCTGCGTTCACTCTTTGAGCGTAATACTGAAAACCACCATACCAAACACGATATACTTCTTGACCTTGTAAAGCCCAATAGAATAAGTCCTCAAGTTTGGACGCTTCTGAATAATCAACATTATCAAAATAGGAAACTAAGCCCAACAACTTACCTAGTAACAAATCAGTTGTAGGGTCTTGTACCGTGAAAGTTGAAAAGCTCACATCTTCCGCTCTGCGTGAGAGATTGAATAAGCTCATTTACTTCCTCCTATTTTACTTCTCCTGAAGCCATGTCAATCTTGCGACCAAACTCTTTTTCGATTTCTGCAATGAACATTGTATCAACTGGCAAATTAAGTTTAGCCCATTTGTTTTGATAGTTTTCCAACATACGAATTGTGCGAATGTGGCGAACACTAACACCGTCAGAAACATACCAATGTTTAACTTTACCTGAATTGTCTAGTCCTTTAATAAGGTACATTTTAATCATTCCTCCTGTTTGATTATTTTGGTTTGAATTACTAAAAATTAGTTTATTAAATAAGTCAAGTTCTGCTTGTCTGCGTCTTACTAAACCTTGTAAGACTTGACCGCCTGCATTACGATACTTCGGAATCATTGAAGCACAGTAAGCGTGTGAGAACTCTGCCCAACCGTCAGCAACGAAAACATTACCGCAATTATAAGCCAATGAAACCAAAGCGTCAAACTCATTTTGATTTGCTTTGCCTTTTACATAAGCGTCAACCATAGGTGCATACTTATTATTGATGTCAATTTCTAGCTGATTATCTGCTTGAGCTTGTGTCCAAGTTGTACCTGCTTCAACTCCATAATGACCCCAACCGATTGTATACATTTGTTCCCACGGTACTGGTTTATAAGCAGTCAATCGACAACCCTCGAACTCTTTAATTAAGTTCAAACCGTTTTGAGATATCTTGATATTACCACCTCCATTTTTAATTATTGTTTTTTATAAGGGAACAATTAACCCAAGTGTTCACAATATGTTAAGATGTTATAAGCGTCTGCGATGTTGTCATCTTTGCAATCAGGACCAACCAAGCCTGTGGCTTTTAAAAGTTCAAGACTTTCTTCTTTGCGTTGTTCTCGTTTGCCTGAAATAAGATGATAGCTACACCACTTAGAGTTATCTATGAAAGTATAGCCATTTACTAGACCGTCAATAGCACCGATAAAATAACCGTTACAATTAGCCAATGTAATACTGTGCTTTCTGTTTCTTCCCATGATAGGCGTTTCAATGGCTAGATGATAACCTTTCAAATCAAACTCATCAATAATATCTTTAATTGCGTTTACGATGTCAAAGGTACGTTCCCAAGCGGTCTTTTTAGGGTTATATGCTTTAATAGAACCAACATAAACTTGACCGTCTTTTCTAAAAGCGTACCCTGTACCCTCATCTTTCTTACTTGCGGTACTAAAATCAATAGCTAAAATTTTCTTCATTTCTATCCTCTTAAATAGGTAGGCTATAAGAAGTCACGACTGCATAAACATCTTCACGTGTTTTGTCAATGTTAATACCGTAATCAGTTTTGTCAATAAATTCTAACACTTGTTTTAATTCTGCTTCATCATTAACAAAATAGATGTTTTTTTCTGCCATGCTTTATACCTCCCTCGTTGATTATGGTATTATTATATCATACTGTTTTTTTAGTTTTACTTTTATCATACCAACAAAAGATTTAGATATTTTACAATTTTATTAAATAATTTGTAACTAAAAAATAATATATTCCTGACTATTCCAACGGTTGAGCCGTTCTTCTATTTTTGACCCTAATTTTTTCGCTTGATTTTGAAAAATCGTATGCTATAATAAATATATAAAAAATTTAACGGCTGTTAGCTGATGACTTGTTGACAGTTTAGAATTAGAGAACACTAGACCGAATAGGCTAGTAATTATCGAAAGTCTTTGCAAGATTTGCCTTGAGTTGTCTATGGTTGCTAAAAAGGACAACTAATTGAAAATTGAAATAACATACAAAAAGGCTAGAGGTTAGCATTAAATGAAATCTTGTGAGTTCCATGAGTGTCGTGAACTAAAACACTCCGTGACGCTTGGAAGTCTGACAGACCTATTACATAACAAGAATGAAATTTGTTTACTTGTTCTTTAGGTGCTGGGATAACAAGACACGTTAGGGGCTAGGGGCTTACTCAAAAAAGCAAGGGCAATTATTGTCTAAATCAAGTAACTAAAAAGAAATATTTGATAGCTTGAATTGTAATATAACTTCGGCTATAATTAAAGCATAGATAAAAAGAAAGAGGTATTTAAATATGTTTATCGTTTATTGGTTAATGTCAGCTATGTTTGGAATTGTTGCAAGCGTGGACCATTCTCTTTTTGTTGTTTGGTTCTTATGTTGCCTAGGTAACTTTATCTTAGGTTTAGTTGACTTAATAAAAGGGGGATATAAAGATTGACGGTTTTGCTAACTTTTGTCACTATAATTTTATCATTGGTTTTTATAGTTGACTTTTTACTTATAATCGGTCTTATTATTACACTATGGAGGTTTTTCAAATGACAATTAAAGACGACATCAAAGCAATTAACAAAGATATCAAAAAAGCAAAGAACTTTAAATGGCAGGTCAAACGTGCTAAGTATTGGCTAGTTAGATTAAAAAATATTTACCCTGACTATGAATTTAAAACTTATTTTACACCATTACGTGATAAAAATATCATCTTCATTGACTATAAAGTAAAAGGGGTTGATTAAAATGCAGGACTTGTTTAAACGTGTTATAACTGCTAAGGAGTTACAAGAAAAAGAAGATTTTAAAGGTGGTAATGAATGGCTGATAGAACACTTAGTACCACGAGGACAGGCAGGTCTAACCATTGCACCACAGAAGTCTTTTAAAAGTTCTACCACGTTGCAAATGGCTTTAAGCGTAGCTAAAGGTGTCCCCTTTGGCTATTTTAAAACTAAAAAAGCGAACGTGCTTATAATTGACAATGAAGATACTGACTTTGTTTTACATCAACGGTTAAAGGCTTATAATGATGTTCCTGATAATTTGCATTTCATTACAGGGGGAATTTTTAAGCTAGACAACACAAACCACATGAATGAGCTTTATAAGTTCATCAAAGACAACAATATTAAGTTTGTTATTTTGGATAATTTAAAAGACATGCTGACAGACCGCAACACTCTCAACGACATGTCAAGTATGAATGACGTTCTGAATAATATAACACGATTGAAGTTGCTCCTGAATGATGTAACATTTTTATTGATTGCACATGCTCGAAAGGACACGAATAACCAATCTCTTGAGGAAAAGTCTTTTAGAGTTAGAAGCACACACGCTTTAGGTAGTTCGGCAATTGGTGCATGGTTTGAGTTCTGTTTATGTCTTAGCCCTAAAATGGGAAAGAATAGCAAATATTCAATTTTAACTGTTGAGGCACGTAATTACGCTTATGACAAAGAGGTATGTCTAGGCTACGTAGGGGAACAATTTCAAATTATAGACCCCACAGGAAACAAACCTAAAGAGATATTAGAAGAAGAACAAAAAGAGGGGGAAGAATACGAGGAAACAAAAAACGAAGCCGAAAGTCTTTTAACAGTATTGAAACAAAACGGAAAACTAAAAGAAATTAACGATTAATCGCTTTGTCTTTGACATTGCGGTTTTTCTTCTGTATAATTAAGTCATCAAGTTAAGAGAGGGAACAAAAAATGAAAATTGCACTTGAAACACTTAACAAAATAGTTGTAAGACTTCAACAAAAAGAACCAGTAACAGATATTGAAAATGATATGCTTCTAGGGCTTCTAAATAACGTCTATATGTATTATAAACAAATGGAAGATATTTCTATGCTAGATGTCTTAATCGTTCTCTATGAGCGTTTAACAGGCGTTAAAACAGACAAAAAAGAAGAAGTAGCACGCTTCATTGAAAACTTTAGTGCAAAAGGTCTTGTCAAGTTATTAAATAGCCTAGAAGAAAAAGGGAAACGTCAGAAAGAAAGTAAAGTAGATGATACGTTTATCAATGAAACAAGAATGTACTACAAAGTAGTAGCAAACAAAATCAAAGAGAGAGGTATCAAATAATGGCAATTGAAAAAGTGGTTTATTATTATGATGACGGAACTAAGAGAGAATATCCCCCACGATTGACAGACTTGGAACAGTTAGAGGAGTTTAGAAAGTCAAAAGCTGATGTAACAGAAGTGTACGACTTCATGCAAGAACATCTAAGCAAGTTTGAAGCTAAGTTGTCCCTATGTTTTAAATATATGGTTGACAATCTAGGTATGGAGGAACAACAAGCAAATAACACGTTGGAATTTTGGTGTAATGAATGGGGAGTTCAAAACGTTCATTTTATTGCAGAGGGTGGAACGTGCCAAGCATGTGGCAAACAATGCAATGCTGAAAAATTATTCTGTTCAGAAGAATGTTACAAAAATTATATTGAAATGAAATACAACGGTAATTGACATAGCTAAAAGAATTCGATATAATTAAGTCATCAAGTTAAGAGAGGTAACAAAAAATGATTAAAGTTATTTATATCTTTAAAGACGGTTCTGAGAGTTTGTCTTATGAAGTTAGAAAACTACGAACCGCAGTAGAAGCTATTAGAGAAGATATGGAAGAAATCGGACAATTGGCAAAAGCAGTTGTGTTTGATGAAAATGGAAAGGAAATTTTAGAGGTTAAAAGATAATGGCTCAAGAATATTACGCAAATAAATACGGTATTCAACTAGAGGAGTTTCTAATCTGGGGTTCTGAATGGGACTTGAAATTTTGGCAATATAACTTCACAACTGGACAAGGTTTTGCTTTAACAAACGCTTTGAAGTATTTAGTAAGGGCAGGAAAGAAGCCTAATGAATCGTATAAAAAAGACATGGTAAAATATAACGATTATATTAACATGGCAGTTAAAATGGGCTTTGAACGAGTGGAAGCTGAAAACTGGGTAGCACTTCAAAAATCAATCTTTGAGGAGTTCAAAGGAAGAAAAGCAGAACTAGAAGAACTTAGAAGAAGAGAGGAAGCGAAAAATGTATAAATATTGTGCTTTGAATCGTCATAAATTCTTATGGTTTAAAACTTTTGAGGATATGGCGAAACACTTCGGTGTTACAGAAAGTTATTTAAAATTATGGCTGAATAAAGACAAGCCTTTGAATGGTTGGTTTATAAAAGAGGTAAATTATGGTACTGAATTGGGACGACTTCAATAAATGGCGTAAAACTAGCCTAGAATATCATAAAATGATAGGCGAACACAATTATACTAATGCACTAACATTCTTTGAGTATGCTAGACAGTACTTTAATAGCAAGGGTTTTCCACCTCCTGAAAAGAAAACAAAGACAGGTAGAAAAGGAAAATACACGCAAAAAGATAGCAAAGAACAATTAAAACAAATACATGAATACATTGGAGGTATCAAATAATGGCATTAACAATTAAACAACTAATTGAAAAACTTGAACAAGTAGAAGATAAAACAGGGGACGTATTTATTGAATTTCCAAGTGAATTTTTAAGCGTTGATACTGTATTACTAGACAATGAGGGCGACATCACTTTAATTAATGAAATGGCTTCACATCATTGTGATTGTCAAAAATGTAAAACAAGTGAAACAGAACTTTAATAGCTTAGTAATTGACAAAAGAAAGCAAACACGGTATAATTAGTTATACAGTTAAGGAGGAATAAAAAATGTTGACTTTACTTTTAACAATTCTATTTATTTGGCTTGTGCTTAAAGCCGTTGAAAATGTAGCCGAAGAACTTGGTAGATACATCAGAGGGTTCTTTAAATGGTTGTGGAAAATGTATAAAAAACATGTAAATAAAGGAGCGAGCCTATAATGGAAAGCAAAGTTTTGAAATTAATCAATGAAATTGAAGTACCAAAAAGTCAATACAATAGCTACGGTAAATATAATTTCCGAAACAACGAGGATATTCAAACGGCTTTGAAACCTCTGTTATTAAAGTATGGGCTAATGGAAAAAGCAGAAACAGAAATGTTTGAAATGAATGGCGAACTGATGTTACATGTTCATGTTGATATTTTTGACCCTGATGACCTTAATGACATCACAAGCGGTGACGGTTGGGCGGTCATTGACGTCAATAAGAAAGGTATGGATAAAGCTCAAGCGACTGGGGCTAGTCAATCATACGCAAGTAAATATGCCTACGGTCAAGCGTTGAAATTAGATGATACAAAAGACGCAGATAGCACAAACAAAGGACAAAACAATGCACAACGTCCTAAAGCAGTACCTAAAGCAAGTTATCAATACAAACTAAGCGACTTGAAAAAAATGGTAGCAAATAAAGAGATGTCAAGCGACCGTGCAAACGAACTTTGCAAACAAGGAAAAGTAAACATGAATGCTTAATACTTGACAAAAGAAAATAAACACGTTATAATTAAACTATCAAATAAAGAGAGGGAAACAAAAAATGAAAATTATTGAAACTTTGAAAGTAAACGAAATTAACACAAAAGAAGTTGAAACTGCAAAAGGAACTAAAAAAGTTCTGTCATTTAAAGCATATCCATTTGAGCATTATATCGGAGGTATTTGGCTTCCTGATAGCGTAAATTATGGCGACATCGTAACTGTGTTTATTGACCAAATTAAAGCCGAAACAAAAGGGGATAAAACTTACTATAACGCTTCATTTGCTAAAGTTACACCAGAATTTAACCTAAACCGTGATAACGGTGGAAGCGTATATGACGACCCACATGGTGGAATGGCTCCGAATACGGTTGACTTGTTCGGTGGTAATGCTCCTGTTGATATCCCTGATGAACAATTACCATTCTAAAGGAGTTCATGAATGGGATATGATTATGAGATGATACTTGATGAAGTAGATAAATTAAGTCTACAAGGACGAGTAGAGGAAGCAAAGGAACTTGTTAGAGAACTTGTTCCCCCTCTGTTTGCCGTTGATTTTACTAACTTAATGGAATTAATTGAAAGGAATACATACAAACTATGAAAATCAGTAAAGAAAAACTCACTTTTTTAAAAAATGCACCAATTATCACTTTGGAACTTATCCATGACATGCTAGAGGTAAAACAACACATCAACAATTACCAACGTAACACAAACAAAAAATACGGTCTAAACTTTGAAAAAGACGAAGTAATTAACCGTGAAGTGGCTGACATGATTATTATTAACACGCTAGGAAAGTTAAACATGCTAGCTGAACAGTCTTATTTCTTGCGTTTGGTACGTAATACCGAAGCCAATAGCCCTAAGGTTCGTAAGGCTGAAAAGTTTGCTCAAAAAGCCAATTTAGTTGATAAAATAATTGAAATGTTTGAATTTATCAATGGTACTTCAATAATTTGTTTTGATGAAACGAAATTGTTCCACTTTATTAAAAAAGAAAATGTCCAAAACTTTGAATATTTTAGCGAACAGGGACGCGAAGAATGGTTCTTTAATCGTGTAAAATGGTTGTTAGATACTTACAAAGGGGAACAAAATGATTAACTTACAAAACAAAAAATTAGACATCAAAGAGTTTCTTGAAGAGTTAGGTTTTACCGTTAGTTTGGACTATGAAAGAGAACCAACTGGCGTGATGTTTGCTGAAATACACCCTATTGTTAGTCAAGTAAGCAACAATTCAGCCATTTATCAGACGTTTAGAACGCTTGAAGTAGAACTTATGGTAATTTGTACCGAAGAAACAGAAAATAGCTTATATAGGGCTGTACAACTCTTGAGCGACGAGCATTATATTTATGCCAATACAATCACAGACAACACTAATATTATAAAATTAAGAGGTAACTATTATGATTAATGACAATACATTGAATTTTATCCGTTTCTCAAGTGGCTTTAATAACTTAAAAAAAGAAGAACTTGAAGCCTTTATTGAAAATGAAATTTTTGAACTTAATGAGTATAACGCAAGTGAGGAAATACAAAGAAAAGACTTCTACACTTTATTACAATCTACTGACGGAACGCAAGGAGTGACACAAGAGGACGGAAAATATACTCACACAGCATGGGCATATAGTTCAGACGGTGCGGACGGTTTCACGACTGTTTATCCTAACTTGAACTTGCTAGACGGTACTAAAGATTTTAGTGGAGTTTGGTCTAATACAGAAAATTGGACAAATGATGGAACATATAAAGGTCTAGATGTTAAAAAAACAACAAAGCAATGGGCCGGTATAAATAAAAATTTTACAGTGCCTAAAGACGGAGTTTATACCTTTTCGAATTATCTGAAAAGTTCTGGAAATGATGCAGATGTTTTAGGATATCTCAATATAAATGGTGAATACGAAAGCAGGCTCATACCTAATATTCCTCCAACAAACAATTTTGATTGGTTGATAAAAAAATTCTCTGTAAATTTGAAAGCTGGGGACATCGTTTCCGCTGGATATTATATGACAGGCTTAGGTTCAAATAAGTCTTTATGGACTGCTGGCCATAAGTGGGAAGAGGGCTCAATCGCTACTCCATATATGCCTAGTGAGAGTGAAGCAACAAGTGTTGACTTTCCTAACTACATGGGTCAATATACAGATTACACGCTAGAAGATAGTATAAACCCTAGTTCTTATACTTGGACAAGAATACAAGGAAAATACTTCTACACTTTAGAAGATGTCAACACAAACGGAACGCTTAAAAGCTATATTATTGAGTGCTTAAAACTTTCACTTCAAACACGTTGGGGGAACAACTTAGAGTACCACATAGACCGAAAAACGAAATACTTGAACAAATTAACAGGAATGCAAGCGTAAAAAGAAAAAGGAACTAAAAAATGAAACTAAAAAACCAAATTGAATTGCTTAACGACACATTGAAATTACATGATGAAAAAGTTGACGAACATTTTCCAACAGATGAAAGTCAAGTACATGCTTATGCTAAAGCTCAATACATGGACTTGTTCAGTATGCTTCAAGAAGTTGTCAAAGCGTTTGAGTTTACTGCAAGATTCCACAAAAATTCTTTAAAAGCTCTTGGAATTCTACTTACAAACTTAAATGAACACTCTGAAATGGTCAACGAAATCATGGACGAAACAAACTATAAAACTTGGACCAAAGCACAAGATGAACATTACACAGGAGTGTTTTACTACGATTTACATAAAACAGTAGAAGAAACAATCGAAGAAATGAAAGAGGTGTAAATGGTTTACGTTGTTTATATTGTATCATTCATCTTGTACAGTTGGTTCTTGTTTAAAGTAGGTAAAAAGAACGCTGAAAACAAAGATACGATAAAATTAGTTATAACTGGGAAACCTGAACAAGTTAAGGAAGCTATTAAAACTATAAACGAACAAAGTTATTTATTAAAATAGAAAGTGAGGTCATAACTCTTCAATTACGTGCCACTCAAACGAGTGGTTTTTTGTTTGGTTGTTGATTAGATACCCCTTGCTATATAATACCCCTGTAAGCTCACAGATTGGCTTGTATTGCATTTTAAGTAATTTCTAGGATAATGACAAGTAATAGATCAAAACACGCAAAATAGAACGATTTACGAGGAGTTACGATATATTTTTTTCAAAATGAAAAATAGAAAAACAGCTCCTAATT